CTGCCCTCCGAAGGCAGGGGTTGCTGGTTCGATCCCAGCCGGGCGCGCCAAGTCTTTGTTTTCTTGGGTTTTTTCAGCCGCGTCAGCCGGTTTTGAAGTCAAACTCACCACGGCGGTAGCGCCAAGCACCACAGTCGCCGCTACACCCGCCGCACGCAGGTTCCCCAAAGCACGAATCCATACTGACGCCCGGTCAGATTCAAGCGTCGTTTCGATCGCCGCGAGCGTTTCGAACACGGGCAGTCCTGCCAGTTCGGCAAGCTCGGCGATGTGCGTCGCGTCGGGCTTGTACTTGCCCTTCCGCCACTCCGACAGCTTGGAGGGCGGCACTCCCAGTCTCTCTGCGACCGTCGTCAGGCTCCCTTGGGCGCGCTTTGCGGCGTCGAGCAGTTCTGCAATCGTCATAACTTTCCCTTGACCGACTTAGCAATTTCCTAGATACTCGCATTTAGGAATTTGCTAAGTAATTGGCTTCTTGCTAAAACCGCAGTCTAGCAGGGTCGGGGGATGGACAGAATTTGTCCCCAATTTTTGGGTTAGCGCGGTCGGCGGAATTGCTTGGGGTTGTAGATCGCCTTCTTGATCGGATCGAGGTCGCGTTGCCTGCGAAGCTTTGCCTTCCGGTAGGCGGACCGAATGACGAGATACGTGGCGACCAGCGCAAGTGCGATCAGGATCTTGGTGTTCGTCGGTAGCAAATACCAAGCCTGCGCGATGTTACCGGGCAGGTAGCTGATAGCTTGCTCGGAAGTATATGAAGCGGATTGGTTGTAGCTCATATGGCCCGTTGTTGTTCAAGTCGTATGAGACGATTTTTAACATACAGAGCGGGGGTGAGTGGTGCCGAAATACCAAGTTCATGCCTACACGCAGTGCGGTAACAACCGCATTGCCGTCATCGATGTTAGCGCCCGGGGTGTCGAGGGTGCTCGCGAAAAAGCCCGTGCCGCTTTGCATCGGGCAGGCCGTAAGCCGGACCTCTGCACGCTGGTTCCGGTGGAAGTCTCCCAGCCCCGCAACCCGTTTCCCCTGTAGTGCGCCGCGTCGACTCTCACCCTCGGATGACGCGGTGTTTTGTGGACGGCTGACCTAGCGTCCACCTTTTTCGATTAGCGCGTTCGTCGCGCATGCATGCGGAGTCAAATGGCTCCGTTCAACGTGAATAGCAGTCCTAAATTAAAGGAACCGAGATGAGCAAGCAAAAGTTGACGATTCTGCAAGTGGTCCCGCGCGGTGGTATCTCGAAGCGCACGAACCAGCCGTGGGAAATCCACACGGCGCAATGTGTGCTGGAGCAGGAGACCAGCGAGGGCAAACAGATTCTCGTTGGAACGATCAACCTGCCGAGCGCGCTGAAAGACTCGCAACCCGGCGACTACCTCGCGGAGTTCGCGCTCCAACAGTCGATGGAAGGCAAGCTCGAACCGCGCATCGTCTCGCTCGTTCCGTTCGGCCGGCCGACTGCGAAACCGGCGGCGAACGCAAGCGCATAGCCCATCACGGGCAATCGGTCGTTCGAAGCTGGCCCGCCCGAACGGCTCCCTACACCCGGGCCAGAACCTGAGAGAGAAAGAACATGAAGAAACTGTTTGCAGCAGCAGCTACGGCGGTCGCGAGCGCGGGCGCATTTGCAGCAGGCGAGGGAATGCCGACGATGGACGTGGGGCCGGTCGTTGACGCGATCAAGGCCATCGGCCCGAACGTTGCGCTCGTCGGCGGTGCGGTGCTGGCGCTCGCGGCGGTGACGTATGGCTACCGCGTGGTCAAGGGTTTCATCGGTCGCTAATCACGCAGCGCGACGAGCCCCCGGTATGCATCAACGCGCCGGGGGCTTTTTCATGGGGTGTATCGGATGAAACGGTGGCTGTGTGTTGCGCTGCTTAGCGTTGCCTTGGGAGTTCACGCAGCGCAAGGGATAGACGTGGTGGTGTGTGGCGCGGCATCCGGTGCAGCAGCGACGGATGGTCAGGTGCCTTGCACGTTGTCGGATGGTTCGGCCGGTGTGCAGCAGGTCGCACATTTGACGTTGGTCAACAGTGGAGCGATCGGCGATGCGCCTATCCCGGGCGGGGTTGGGGCTGGCTTGGAGGTCGGCGGCGCTGTATTCCTCGTTCTCGCCGTCGCGTTCGGCTTTCGCTCGCTGCGCCGGTTTCTTGAATCTGCTTCGGAGAGCTAGTCATGCTTTGGTATTGCATGATGTTCGGCGTCACGGTCGCGACGATCTACGGCGCTGCATTGATCCTGATGGTGTGAGTATGCGAAAGAAGACCCGGGGAGTCTGGTTGGCGCTGTTCGCCGTGTTCGCGATGATGTGCAATCAGCAGGCGCATGCACAGGCACTGCTCGCGCCGATAGAGAGTTTCGTGATCAATCGTGCCGAGGCGGCGATTGTCACGCGTATTGCAATCCAGCGCGGTTTTGCGGCGAACGACCCGCGCATCGCTGCGACGCTGGCGGGTATGGGGAAGGCGTCAACGGCGCTCAACGTCGTCGGCACGGGGGCGGGCGCTGTCCTGGCATTCGCGGGCGCGCCAGTTTGGGCGACCATTTTGGCGGGTGCGGGTATCGTCGCTCTCGGCACCGCTCTGCAGATCGGCTTTGCCAAGCTGAATTGGAATGAAAAGTCGGTGGCGATTGAGGTTGAGGGGGTGCCGGTTAGTGTTGGCGACAGTTACGCGCCGATACAAGCACCTGCCGCTGCGGTGGACCCCACATACCAAAAAATGTTGCCGCCCGAGCTATGGGCTGCACAAGCGGGCATTCCGACCTATCGCAATGGCTACTGTCGAGAGAATGACCCGGTGTGCAATGCCTACCCGTTTACGCCGGGGGCCGGCATGACTACCGCAAACTTTTGGCTTACCCGCGGCAGTTTCGACATTCTTCCGAGCACGTTGGATCAAGCTGCCCAGTTCACTTGGTACGTGTACCACTACAACGGACACTGCGGTTTGGTTTTTGGGTGCCCTGGCGATGACAATAACGTTCGTTCAGTGCGTCTGTTCTTCGCGCCAGTCCCGAACATACCGGGCAACCCGGTCCGGATGTACATCACTAGGACCGGGACAAAGAGCACTGTGGACGACAAGGGCAAGCGGACCTATCGGGATTACGTCGATACCTACCAAGGCAGCTTGTTTCAATACCGGAGCGAAGTGGTGCCGGGACTAGTGGCGGAAGATGTGTCGAAGCTCTGGCCGAGGCTCCCGTCTAAGGTTAAGTCGCTGCCCTTGCCGACGTCGACGATCACGCAACTGGTGGATGAGACGTGGAAGCGTGCGGCGGCGGACCCGGACTATCAGGGGCTTCCATATGAGCAGGTGTACGACGGGTTAGTCGAGCCGTGGGTCAAAGATAATCCGCAGCAGGTGCCGACGCTGGGCGATCTGTTTACCGCGCCCGCGCATCGGGGCGAGCACGTCGTTATCAGTCCCATCATTCAGCCCGACCCGGCTACGAATCCGAACCCCGGCACGAACCCCGGCACGAATCCCGGCACGAATCCCGGTACGAATCCCGGCACGAATCCCGGCACGAACCCCGGCACGAACCCCGGCACGAATCCCGGTACGAATCCCGGTACGAATCCCGGTACGAATCCCGGTACGAATCCCGGTACGAATCCCGGTACGAATCCCGGTACGAACCCCGGTACGAACCCCGGCACGAATCCGGGAACGAGCCCGGGTACCAATCCCGGAACCGACCCGGGCGCGAATCCCAATCCGAAACCGGATCAAAAATTCTGCGCACTGTATCCGGAGGCATCCGCTTGCGCCCCGCTCGGGAGTGCGAACGATGTGGATGTGAAGCGCGATTCGAAAAGCATTTCTTTGTCGCCGATTTCGATCGGCCTGACGAACGGTGTCTGTCCGCAACCTCTTGAGGTCGAGGTGTTCGGTGCACCGCTCAAGTTCGATTACTCGCCGGTCTGCGAGCTGGCGTCGAAGCTCAGGCCGCTGGTGCTTCTGCTCAGCGCGCTCGCGGCGGGCCTTATCTTCGTTACGGGGTTGATGGCATGAGTTGGGCGGGACTGCTGGTATCGCTGGTTGGTCCGATCGTCACGCGAGTGTTGCTCGCGCTCGGCATCGGTTTTGTGACCGTCGCGGGGATCGATGTGGCGATGAATCAAGTCATTGAGTGGATGACCGCGAGCGTGGGCGGGATTCCCTCGGATATCGCGAACGTGCTTGCGCTCGGCGGTGTGGGCGAAGGCATCGCGTATGTGCTCGGTGGCCTGTCGGCTCGCGTGTCGTTTTACCTGCTCACGTCTACAACAAAAATGGTGTTCAGCAAATGATTACGCTGATTACGGGGGTGCCCGGTAGTGGTAAGACGCTCTACGCAGTTTGGCTCCTCAAGAAGATTGCCAAGGATCGCCGTGTACTCGTAGACGGAATTCGCGATCTGGCTATCGAGCACGTCGAGATTGACGAACCGTGGTTGCGGCAATGGCATGTGAACGCGCAGGCGCACGACCTGATTGTCATTGACGAGGCGCAACGCATCTATCCACCGACGACGGCAAGTCAGAAGCCGACGCCCGACGTTGAGCAACTGCACGTCCACCGGCATATGGGCGTTGACTTCATCATCATCACGCAGCATCCACAGCGGATCAGCAAGACGGTCCGCGATCTGGTTGGGCGTCACGTGCATGTGCGGAACCTGTTCGGCTTGAAGCGGGCGGTGCTTTATGAATGGGATCACTGCCACAACCCGAGCAGCTTGAAAGATGCGGTCAAAACGCAATGGCCATATCCGCGCGACGTGTTCAAGCTCTACACCAGTGCCGAAGTCCATACGAAAAAGCAGGCGGTCATTCCTAAGGCGCTGTTCCTTCTTCCGATAGGGGCTGTGCTGTTCGTCGTGCTGGCCGTGAAGGTCTATCACAAAGCGCAGGACGGCTTTGGTGTTGAGCCGGTGAAGCATGTTGAGCCTGTCGCGGTTGCCAACCCCGCAACGGCTGGGCGTCCGGTTGATGCGGCTAAGTCGTCGGAATGGCGGGTTGCCGGCCGTTACTCGGTCGATGGGGCGAGCTATGTCGTGTTGGTCGCGCCGGATAGCCGGTTGCGTACTGCGCCGCTCAACGGTTTCAGCGGGCAGGGCGTGAGTCTGACGGGTGAGACGGACGGCAAGAAGGTAGCGGGCTGGACGGGGGTGCAGGTCGGAAAAACAGAACAAACCGGGGGTGTGAAATGACGCGGTACGGCGTGTTGATTGGGGTGTTGATGCTGTCGGGCGCATGTGTGGCTGCAACTGGCGCGGTGCCGCCGCTGCCGACGGTACCGATCGACGCGAGCATGATGAATAGTGCGTCGCCTGCAACTCCGCTTCCCTCGGTGCCAGTGCCGATCCCGTTGAAGCATGTGCGGGGCGCGGCGTTCGATCTGCGGTTCGTGACGGTCGCGCAGGTGGTCGATTTGATTTATCAGGACGCGATGCATACGCCGTATGTGCTTGGGCCGGACGTGCTCACTGACAATCGCATCGTGTCGTTTCGTCTGGACGACAACAGTCGCGACGTGCGCGCTGTGATGGTGGATTTCCTCGATTCGCTCGGTTTCCAAGTCGCCACGAAAAACGGCGTCGACTACGTGATGAAAAAGCCGGGTGCCGCATTGCCGAAAGCGGATCAGGAGGTCTTTGTATACAAGCCGCGTCATCGCAAGGCTGACTATCTGCGCGAGATGGTCGAGCCATTGATTGAGGTGCGCTCGATGTTGCCGGTTGCCCCGGTCGTTTCTGCGCCGGTGCAGGCGGCCGGTTCGGTGCAGGTGCCGGGTGCTGTGCCGGTTGATGCGTCGAACGGCGTGCAGGGCAGACAACAGCTTGTGGGTGGGATGCAAGCGCGCGGTGATGAGCTGGTGATTGTCGGTTCGCGTGATGAGGTCGCCATGCTGCGCAAGCTGGTGCCCGAGCTTGACACTGCGCCGGGCGAGGTGGTGGTGCGCGGCTGGGCGTATGAGGTGACCAACACCGATTCAACCAATACGGCCTGGGGTATTGCGGCGAAGGTGCTGGGCGGCCAGCTTCGAATCTCGAGCGGCGACACGTCATCCGATACGAGCGCAGTGCGATTCACCGGGCCGGGCATCGACGCGGCCATATCCGCGCTCAATGCCGATTCACGGTTCAAGGTCATCAGTTCGCCGCACGTGCGGATCGCGTCGGGCGAGCGGGTGCGGCTGAACGTCGGGCAGCAGGTGCCGACGCAATCAAGCGTGAGCTATCAAGGGTCGAGCGGCACGCCAGTTCAGTCGATCACGTATCAGGACGCCGGGCTGATCTTCGACGTCGAGCCTACGGTGATGCGCGACGCGATCGAACTGCGCGTGCATGAGGAGATCTCCGATTTCGTCCCGACGAAAACCGGCGTCGATACGTCGCCGACGAAGAACACGCGACAACTACAGACGGTCACGCGGTTGAAGGATGGGGAGGTCGTGGTGCTGGGTGGGCTGATACAGGACCGCAACACATCTGCGCGCAGCGGCTACGCGTGGCTCCCGAGCTTCCTCGACGGGCGGTCCAGTTCGAAGCAGCGGACTGAGGTGCTGTTGGTGCTACAGGTGCAACGAATTTGAGCGTCTAGCGTTGGGAGTGTCCGGCCGGGATCGCAGCGACGTAGAGCGGCGGCGGTGATGCGGAGTTGTGGCGGTTGTCGCGCGGCTCAGCGCGGCCAGCCGGACCGAGTAGCGGGTATTCGCGATCGCGGGTAGCGAAGGCGTGGCGGGGAAACGCCCTCCCTCCTGCAAGCCCGCTGCGGCGTATGTGGTTCCGGCGCGCTAGGAGAGGGCGTAGGCGGTTGCGGGCAGAGGGGTGGGGGTATCCGCTGCGGGCGGCTCGCCCAGCGCAGCAGAGCGCGCCGGGCGGGCCGCGCGCAGCGCGGCCCCTAAACTTGTATCAGGGACACTTAACGGATACGGGACACGGGCACGAGCGAAGAACGATGAGGGGCAAGGGCACGATGCGTGTTCTTGAAAAAGAAAAGCCCTGAACGCGGCAACGGTCAGGGCTTGGTGAAACAGCGCATTACAAAGGTGAGTTGCAATGCACGACGCAAGTATAGGCGACTTCTCGCCGTTCCGTAGAGAGTGGGTGATCCGTGGCCGGAATTTCGGTGACGGTCAAGTCGAAGTGACTGCGACGCGGTTTGATCGCTACATGGGCGCGCTGTCGTTGAATGCAAAGCCCAAGGCGAAGCGCGGCGAGTCTGAAAACAGCGAATCGAACCTGCTCGATGCGGCGAAGCGCGCCAAACAGCAGGTGCGGCTGCGCTGCAAAGCGATTGGAGCGGACCGAATGATTACGTTGACGTACCGCGAGAACATGCAGGACAGAGACCGTCTCAAGCGCGATTTCGACGCACTGCGCCGGCGTCTTGCCAAGCTGTCGACCTTCCAATATGTCGCTACGCCCGAACGCCAGAAGCGGGGCGCGTGGCATCTCCACGTGGCCGTCAAGGGGCGCCAGAACTATCGCGTGCTGCGTTCGATCTGGCAAAGCATCGTAGGTGCCGGGAATGGCCAGATTAACGTCCGGAACCCGTTCAAGGAAAAGGGGCTGCGGCACAAGCTTGCGGCCTACCTGGCGAAGTACATCACGAAGGATTTCGCAGAGCACGCGCTCAACGAAAAACGCTACTGGACGAGCCGCGGCGTCGTCGTTCCGGAGGTTATGCCGATCGACCACATTACTGCCAACGATCCGGCGGAGGCCCTGAAGATTGCGTTCAAGGCAGCGTTGCAGGCGGGCGCGACGCTCGATCGCTGTCAGGCGTTCTGGCGGCAGGAGTTGGGTGTGTTCTGGTTGTCGACACGCGAGAATTAGGCCAACGATGTAAATGGATTTAAGCATGGAATCGTAACTGTCGATATTCTGATGATTCAGTAGCGCTAGAGGCGTTTGGAATGACATTCGAGGAAATCGTCGGTATTTATCTGTCGGCCAAGGATCACCGCAGTAAGCAGCGAGATATGTACTCGTTGAAGCGACTTCAGCCGTATTTCGGTGGGCGTGCGATATCGGCATTGAAAAGGGTGGACGTTCGGAAATATGTCGCGGTCCGCCTTGCCGATGGTGTGCAGGAGTCTACGGTCAAGCGAGAATTGAAATTTCTTTCGGCCGCTATTAATTTTGTTCGCCTCGAATGCGATTGTTCTGACCTGCCGAATCCGGTGCAGAGTCTCGGATTGAATGGCGGGGAACATCGGGTTAGATGGATATCGCGTGCGGAAGCGTCCGCGTTGATTCTTTCTGCCGGGGCTTATGCAAAGCGCCCACATTTGGCAAACTTTGTGCGCCTTGCGCTCAGTACGGGTTGTAGAAAGAACGAGTTATTGGCGCTTGACTGGCGTCGGGTGGATTTTGACCGTTCGTTCTTACGTCTGGATGCTGAGCATACTAAGAACGGCAAGCGTAGGGTGGTGCCGTTGAATGGCGCAGCGCTGGAGGCGTTGCGAGATCAACGAGATTGGGTTGAGCGAAGGTGTTCGGGTTCTGAGTGGGTGTTTCCGGCATGGTCCGGGAAACGCATACAAACACTGCAGAAAGGATTTAACGCGGCGTGTGCCCGCGTTGGCATCGAGAATTTCCGGATCCACGACCTGCGACATACTTTCGCGTCATGGTTGGTGATGGAAGGCGTCTCCCTGTACGTCGTAAAAGACCTGCTGGGGCATTCCTCGATCTCCGTGACGGAGCGCTATGCTCACCTGTCCCCGGATCAAGGGCGCGCGGCCGTACAGAAGCTCCTGCCACTCTAGAGCGGCAGGCCAGATTGCAGAGATATAGCAAATTTGCTAACATGAAACTTGATTGGACGGTCGTCTACTACAACGAACGGGTGAAGCGCGACGTTTTCGCGTTCCCCGCTGGGATTCTTGCGGACTACCTCCGGCTGCTGGATCTGATGCAGGATTTCGGTGCGGATCTACGGATGCCGCATTCACGAGCAATGGGTAGCGGGTTGTTTGAACTGCGTCCCAAGGGTAGGGAAGGTATCGGGCGGGTGTTCTATTGCACACATGTGGGGCAGCAAGTCGTTGTGCTGCACTCCTTCGTCAAGAAGACGCAGGAAACGCCGCAACATGAATTGCGGATCGCCCAAGCACGGTTGAGAGAGGTGCGTAATGGCTAAGGTTGCAGTGAAGCGCGTTCGCGCTGAGGGATTCAATCCGGTTCCGCACACAGCGGACGACACGTCGCGTCTGCTCGCCGGTCGTAACGTTAAGTCGGCGTATGACGCGCTGGAGGATGAGTACACCGCGCTGCGAGCTATCTTATCTGCGCGGCGCGATGCCGGTCTGACGCAGGCTCAGATTGCGGAGCGGATGGGTACGACCGCATCGGCGGTTTCGCGGCTAGAGGCTTCGCTGTCGAGTGAAAAGCATTCACCGTCATTTGCGACACTGCGTAAATATGCGGCTGCATGTGGCAAGCGATTGGTTATTTCATTTTCCTAACGATTAAGCCGCTATATTTTCAGAGCGATTGCTTAGCGAAATGGTGCGCTGATGAAGCGATGTCGCATAAGTAACCATTTTTGTGTATTGTGGTATCGATTCGAGTATGGTTTGTGCTGCCAAGCGGAGCGTCTCGCGCTCTCTTATAAATTGCTAACAAAATCTATCCCTTATGTCGGACATCACGAATTGGTTTCCTGAGTTTAAAGTATCGGCCGAAAGTGACCAAGATTTGATGCGCTATTTCGTGCGTACTTCGCTGCTCGATAAAGTGTTGAATCAAGGGCGATGGATGATTATCGGCCGCAAAGGTACCGGTAAGACGGCGGTTTATGAATATCTTAGGCAGGCAGATTCGGCTAATATCAATGGATTTACGACTATTCCTCTGAGTTTTCGGGACTACCCGTGGCCGATTCAAAGGCTGTATCGAGAGGCGATGGAGGCGGAAATCTCATCCTATCAGCGAAGCTGGCGATATTTGATTTTTACGCGGTGCCTCGCTTCGTTGATTGCGTCAATGGAGGGGAAGAAGAAACTGCCTACTGAGCTCTCGAAGGCCAAGAAGATACTCTCGGGTTTGTATGGCAGCCCGAATCCGAGTGTTGTGGAGATCATAAAATCCAAACTGTTTCGGCTTAAGTCCTTGACGCTGCCAACTTTGGATGTGGATCAGGCGTCGCTGTCGCTCGGGGGAGTCGAATTCGAAGATGTCGTTCAAGACGAGGAATTGAAGCGCAAGCTTCGCGCAAATGCCTTCCAGTTGCTCGATTACTTTGAAAATACATACAAGGCACACGCGACAGGCACGAAGCAGTTGGTCGTGATTGATCAGCTTGATGAAAACTGGTTGCAGGGAGAAGTTGATGAATATTCCAGAATATTGGTGAATCTTCTGCTCTGTGCGCAAAGCATCAATCATGATGTTGGTTTGCGGGATAAGGTTAAGGTGGTAATATTTTTGCGTGCTGATATATATGAGACGCTGAGATTTAACGATAAAAATAAAGTCTATCAGGACGGCGCGGTGGAAATTAAGTGGGATTATGACGCCCTTGATTCCATGGTTTCGGAGAGAATTCAGCGATATGCGCCGAATGATCTGGGATTGGATGTCATCTCGGAGAAAACGGGGTCTATATTTCAAAATAAAACGGTGCGCCACGGTGCAACTCCGCTGAGGCACATGTTGCGGCGTTCATTTTATAGGCCGCGGGATGTAATCGTTTATTTGAATAAAATCAGGGATTTTCATAGCGTAAATGCTAATGGTCTCTACACTTCGAAGGACCTCTATGCGGCGGAGCGTGCTGTATCTTCGAGTATGTATGATGAGCTGATTGATGAGTGGTCCGCGCAAAAGCCCGATTTCGAGCTCTATTTGATGGCCCTTCAGAATATCGGGTATGAAATTTTCACGAAGCAACAGTATTTTGATAAATATTCTGCTTTGAAGCCGGGGGTTTCGGAGGCGGAGGTTAATGAGGTTCTTAGGTTTTTATTTGTTAATTCGATTATTGGTCAGAAGGCGAGTGTAAATTGGGAGTATGTTTGCACGAACCAGAATATGCAAATTGATTTTCAGATACCGTTCCATGTGAACAATGGCCTGAAATATCGTTTGGTTCTGACTGAGAATCGAGAAAAGCGTAAGAAGAAAACAGCTGGTAAGGCGAACTAGGTCGGGTGGCGGGGCGAGTGTTGGCGGAGCTGATTGGAAAGGATGCTGTGGTGTTATCGGCTATGTCGGTCTCGCCGTTAGCGTGTGAGGTAGATGGCTTCGCGGGGATGGGTTCGAATGAGTCGCGCTAAGTGGATTGCTACGCTCCGGAGGCAGCGAAGTACGGACGTTCCGGCTTT